TCCTCGATGCGTTGGACGTGATTGAAGGCTTCGTCCCGCCGGCCACGCGGAGCAAGAAGGCGGGTGAGGACGAGGACGAGCCCAAGCGGAATCACAAGCGCGAGGAGAAGTAGCGATGGCGGCTCCGGTGGTACCGAGTGTGCCGGCGACGACGAAGGCGCAATGGGTGACGGCGGCAACGCCGTGGCTGGCGGTGTTGGCGCGTGGGGATAGTGCGTCCCAGGTGGCGATGCAGCAGTTGCTGGTGGATGCGCTGGCGATTGTGCAGACGGCCCCGTAGGGCGTGGTGCGTGTAGATATATAGAGAGAGCGACACCTATGGGCGCGTATAGCAATCGGGTCATCGCGGACGGCGCCTCCTACTACTGGCGGCTGGGGGAGTCGTCTGGGCTGACGGCGGTGGCGGCGGTGGGCGGGGCGAACGGGACGATTAGCGGCGGGGTGACGTTGGGGCAGCCGGGGGCGATCGCGGACGGCTCGACGGCGATGCTGTTTGACGGCGTGGACGACAAGATCGTCGCGGCGGGGGCGGCTCTCCCGCTCGTCTGCACGATTGAAGCGTGGATCAAGATTGTTGACAATGCCATCTCGCGACCCATCGTGTGTGGAACGAACGAATCCCCACGCTTTTCAGTCGAACCCAGCTTAAAACTCGGCTTATTTGACAATGCCAACACGGTTGGCCCTGGTGGGGTACGGGTGCTCACGACGGGGCGGTGGTATCACGTCGCGTGTGTGATGACGGCGTCGGCCATCACGCTGTATGTCGATGGCAGTGTGGATGTGACCGTGGCCGTCACGCGAACGACGGCGGCACCGGCAGGAGTGCAAATTGGTCATGATGCGCTCTTTGGCCCTGACCAGCGTGGCTTCTGGCTCGGCTCCCTCGACGATGTCGCTATTTACCCTCGCGCCCTGACCGCTGCTGAAGTGGCGGCGCACTATGCGATTGGGCGCACGACGGAGGTGGGGGCGCAGGGGCCGTATGCGGATAAGGTCATCAGCGACGGCGCATCGAATTACTGGCGCTTGAACGAGGCGAGTGGCACGACGGCGAGAGATAGCGTCGGCGCGAAAGACGGCACCATCAGTGGCGGGGTGACGCTGGGGCAACCGTCGCCGCTCCAGGATGGCACCTCGGCGATGACGTTCAATGGGACTGGCCGCGTGTTGACGGTGGCGAATGTCGCGCAACCGTTGGCGACGACGATGGAAGCGTGGTTTAAGACGGTTCCGAATGGGGCGTTTCAGGCGATCTGTTCGACACGCAACCCGGACGGCAACGCTGCCGCGATCTTTCTCGGAGTGCGTTCGACCGGCAACCTCTGCGCGTATAACGGCGGCAGCGGGGCGAATCTCGACGGCATTCGCATGGTGGCGGATGGCCTCTGGCATCATGTGACAGCGGTGTTTGCGGGTGGCACCACCGCCAGTCTGTATGTCGATGGCGTACTCGACAACACGGGGAACTTTTCGCGCACGGCCCTGACGGGTTTGCCGGTATCGATTGGGTCTGACGCCGCCACGTTCTTTTTTGTCGGCGCTCTCGATGAGGTGGCGATCTATCCTCGCGCCCTGAGCGCCAGCGAGGTGGCGGCGCACTATGCCCTCTCGACGGTGCCGGAGCCGCGTGACCTGAACACCGGCCTCTACACCTATTTACTGGGCGTGTTTGGCCTGAGCGCGGCGACGAGCTACGCGGAGCGCGTGAAAGCGGACGGCGCGACCAATCACTGGCGCCTGGGCGAGACAGCCGGGACCACCGCCGTCGATGCGATTGGCGGGGCGAACGGGACGATCAGCGGGGGCGTGACGCTCAATCAGCCGTCCGCGATGGCCGATGGCAATGGGGCGATGCTCTTTCCCGGCACCGACACGGGGAAAATCACGACGCCGCTCAGTGCCGTCTCGAATGGGGCGGCGGCGTGGACGTGGGAACTGTGGGCGCGGCTCGACTCGCTGACCCCGTCACCGAGTGGGTTCCGCATGATGCTGGCACTCGGGGACGCGGCGAATTATTTCGGGTTCAACAGCGGGACCAACGAGTGGTACACCTCCACCTTCATCGCGGGGGCGCAACGGGTGTCGCTCATTGCTGGCGTGGATACGGCGTGGCATCACTTCGTCATCACCTACAACGGCGCGGTGTTTGTCTTGTACAAGGACGGCGTGGCGGGGAATGGCACCCCGATTGTCGGCACGTTGACGAATACGGGGGCGTTGGTGATCGGCAATTATGCCGGGGCGAACTTTGGCTGGCCGGGGGCGATTGATGACGTGTCGATCTACCCTCGCGCCCTCACTGCCGCCGAAGTGTCCGCGCATTTCACGCTGGGGCGCAGTGGCCTGAGCGGCGGCAACGACCTGACGACCTTGATCACGCGCTATCTGGCGACCCTGACCGGCGACATGACGGCGCGGTGGAAGCAGATGGAAAAAAACGCGGGGTTCTAGCGATGGGCCTGTGTCCGCTCTGCGAGTTTCAGTTGCGCCATACGGTGTGGAACCACTGGCGGGTCACCCTGCTCGGATGGTACTGGCGGCGGATGGGAAAAAACGCGGGGTTCTAGCGATGCGGTTCACGCGACACGCCGTCCGCTGGTGCATGGAGGAGCGCATCCATCCCGGCGCGAAGCGCATTGATTCGGGCATCGGTGACCACGACTTCCGCGACACCAACGTGCGCCGAATCCAGCAGTGTCTGAAGGATCTCCAGCAGCAATTGCGCGTCTCGTTGTTGCGCCTCGGCGGTTTCGACAGCGTTCGTAGGCACGTCCATGAATGATGAGTCTACCCGAACGGTTGGCGCGGTGGAAGCAGATGGAAAAAAACGCGGGGTTCTAGCGATGAACGAGTACACGGCTGGCAACATTACCGACGACGGCTTCTACCGCGAACCGTGTCTGCCGATGAATCAGACGATGACGGTGGGCGGCACCTACTTTCCGAATAGCAACTGGCCGTACACCAGTTGGCCGTACATCACCTACCCCAGCGTGTACGTGTCTGCGCCGGTTGAGTGTTCCGGCGACGTGCATGTGTTTCCGTGTCCGCACTGCGACAAATGCAAATGCGGTGCGGCAACGGTAAAACGGAAGAAAAAGGCGTGAGTCTGATACTCGCGCTTGCGTTAACTTGGACTGTCGGGCTTGTGCAAGCGCAGAATCACGCCGCTCAACAGGCCCAGATGCAGATACATCGTGGCGCGGGACGTGCGGTCGGCGCGGTCGGCGTCCCGGTAGTAGTCGTGCAGCAGGGTGACGCCCTGAATGGGGTCGTCTGGGATGGTCTGCATGATGGCGGTCAGTCGGGCGCGGTCGTCGTCGGTCAAGGTGTCGTCAGCCATCGCGGGAGTCTACCGGAAGTCTTGAGCGCAGGCGATCTAGTTCCGCGAAGTGCGACTGGGGCACCAGCACCCACTTGCCAGACTCCAGCATCGAGAGCAGGCGGCTCAGCGTCTCCCGGGCCGCACGAATCTCGTCCAGCGTGGGCGGCCGGTCACTGCTGACCCGATACCGCCCATGGCGACGTGGCGCTTTAGGTGCGGCGCTTTCGGGCACGAACGGCGACCAGCAAGCCAGTCCCGAGGAGCATCATCGTGGCCGGTTCCGGTACGGGCGAGGCCAACTCGTTCTGGCCACGACTAATCAGGGAGCCTCCTGCCGCGAGGTCCAGGTCAAAGCCCATCGACATCGAGAACACCCCCCCCGCCGCGAAGAGCGATCCGCAATTCAGCGAGAAGCTATCCACGCCGGCTCCCGCGAGATCCGCCGAACTGCAGATCAGCAACCCCGGCAGATCGTTGAACGCCTGGCCGCCCTGCCCGTTGGCGGCATCGGCCCAGAAGGTCATGCCGATGGTGGACCCCGGCGCACTGAACCAGGTGCCACTGCCGGACGCTTGCACAAAATCCACCGGCCCGACGAAGCCGGTGGCCCCGATGGCGACTTCCGCGCTCACCGTGCCGGCGGTGTTGTTCGTGATCGAGAGTGACGAGGAATTGAGCGCATTGGTCGTCCCGAAAAGCGCCGTGTGCAACGAGCCTTCAATCGTCAGGCCGCCAATCACCGTGGTCGGCAGACTCACGATGCCGATAGCGGGATTGGTGTCGAGAATCTGTCCGGGTCCGCAGGCGACGTTGTTGTCGGACGCACAGAACGGGGTGCCGCCGACCAGGCCGGCCAAGAGGATGGCCGCTGAGGCGGGGGCCGACGAGAGGGCGACGAGCACGGCGACGAGGGGCAGGCAGCGGACGAGTTTCATGGGCGAGGCTCCTTGGGGGTGTGACGGCGTGAGTGCCAAGGCTAGCGTCGGGCCGTGCTTCGGCGCGGGAGCATCAGATTCGGTGCCGGAGTGGATCACTATATTACTAGCGTCGATCTGTGGGCATTCTGCAAGCCGCGCCCGTGCAGGCCATGGTGGACGCGAAAGCGATCTGCTGCTGGTGTGGCGAGACGCTGAAACGGGCGAAGCAACTGAACGTCTGGTCCCCGTGGTGGTGTTTCACGAAAGCCTGCTACGAACGCCAGTGCGCGTGGTCCGTCACCGCCGAGAAGAAGGGGCGGCCCACGGAGTGGCTCTTCTGTCCGGTGCCCAAACAGGTGGAGTTTTTCGAGGAAGCCTACCGGCTCGGCAAGCTGGCCCTGGCCGATCCCGAACGTGGCTCCGGGCGCGTGTTATTTGGCGGAGCAGCTGGCCCTGGGAAATCCCATGCGCTGAGATGGGGCTTGTACCGCGATGCGATGCGGATCCCGGATCTGAATTGCCTGCTGCTTCGGCGCACGTTCAAGGAACTGGACGCCACGCACCTCCGAGAGATGATGCGCGAAGTGCCGCGCCTGGGCGGCCGGTACCTGACGGCGGATAAGAGAGCCGTCTGGCCGAACGGCAGCGTCATTCAGGCCGGCCACTGCGAGACGGACACCGACGCCGGCAATCACCTCTCGACCGAATACGACCGTGAGGTGTTCGATGAACTGGTCACGTTTGCCATGGAACCGGCGCTCGAGATTATGTCTCGCGCCCGAACCGCGAAAGACGCGGTGAAAGCGGCCGGCGGGGCGCAAGTGTGGGCCGGCAGTAATCCTGGCGGCCGGGGCGCCTTGTGGGTGAAAGCGTTCTTCGTGGACAAGAGCGTCGATCCCGCGCAGTTTCCGAAGTATCAGCCGGAGCGGTATTCCTACGTCCATGCCAAACTGGAAGACAACCCCTACATGGATCCGGCATACCGCCAAACATTGGAAGAGATGCCGAGTCTAAGACGACGACAGCTTTTGGAAGGCGACTGGTCCGCGTTCGAAGGCCAGTTCTTCGATTGGTTGCCATCGAAGGATGGCTCACCGTGGCATATAGATGACGTTGGCGTGACGCCGTGAATCACGATCTCGAGGCGATGCTGTTCAAGGCGTGGTACATCGCTCGGTGGTCGAGTTATGTGCCGTTTTTCCCTGACCGTCCGCAGTGGTTTGATCGAGATTGGTATGAGGCGCTGGGGACCGAAGCGCCGGATGGCGCCGTGCTGGTCGATATCTTTCCGCTCAAGGAAGCGCAGACGGCGGATTTGGAACGACTCTGGCAATTGCCATGAGGCTGCTGCTCGTCGGCTACCTTGCCGCGCTCAGTGTCGGGTGTGCCGCGCATGTGTGGCTCTCTCGGCCGTTGGTGATCGAGGAATACGTTACCGCCCAGGTGCGCATCTATCGCGCTGACCGCGACTGTCGCATCGAAGTGGTGACGCCGCTGGAGACGATCATCACGCTGCCGACACGCTGTCTGGCAGTGCCGCATCGGAGGACGCCGTAATGGATGACGACATGGCCGCTCGACTCGCCCGGATGTTTCCTGGCGACTTGGTGCCCAGCGACGAACTGCCAGACCCGCATGTGCCGATGCGCGTCCGACGCCAACTGATGCGCGGCGTACGGTACGAACCGCCGCCATCGCCCGTCACCGCTGAGAAATTCCGGCGTGTGATGGAAAGTTTGCCGGAACCACCGTCCGCACCGTCCGCGCCACAGGTGTGTTCCGTGCCGACGAAAGCGTATTTGCTGGAAAATTCCGCGCATGTCACCCGATGGTTGGAGGAGGCGAAGGATCTCGAGAGTGACGTCAAGCTCGGGCAACCGGCCGAACCGCATCAGGTCACGCGCCTGCTGCTGGAAGTCATCCCCGTGGTGGAGCAGCATGTATCGCGCCCGTGATCTGAAAGTCGCGTTAGGGTGCGACTGGGGCAACGCCTCGCCTGGCTGTGTGCTCTGGGGCTGTGCGCTGCCAGACGGGCACGTCCATATTTTCGATGAATATAAATTCCAGCGCATGACGGCGAAGGATGTCGCGTGGGAAGTGAAACAGAAATGTTCCACATGGAACCTTGAGACGGTGCCGTACGCCTGTTGCGATCCCTCGCTGCTTCCTGCGAAAAAAGGGGTGGCCGGCGAGTGGATTGGCTTGACGCTGCAGCGACACGGGTTGCCGGTCAGGCGCGTCAGTAATGATCGCGTCAACGGCTGGCAGCGCGTCCATGAGGCGCTCGGCGTCAACCCGCAAACCGGCCGCCCGTGGATGACCATCCATCCGCGCTGCAAGTACCTGACGCGCACCTTGCCGCTGATGGTGCAGGCCAAGCTCAACCCCGAAGACCTCGAGAGCGACAGCGACGACCACGCCTGTTTCGTCGCTGGCACGATGGTGCTGACGGCGCGAGGCGAGGTGCCGATTGAATCGGTGACGTTGCAGGACGAAGTGTGGACACCTGATGGCTATCGACATGTACTCGCGGTCGCGATGACGGAGGCAAGTGCGTCAACGATGACACTCTTCCTCAGTAATGGGCGCGTGTTGCACGGCACGGGGAACCATCCGATTTTCATCAAGGGCGAGAAAATCCGTCTGGATGCGCTGAGGTATGGCGATATCATAGATGGATGGGCGATCTCTCCTGGTGCCATCGAGACGCACGGGCTAAATGGCGACGACTGGTCGGGCCGATTCCTCGCGGCTACGAGATTCATCACAAGGACGGTAACCCGCGCCATAACGCACTCTCAAATCTGGAATGCGTGTCGAAACGGGATCATGCGGCCCGTCACCGTTGGGGCCAGGGACGTGAAGATCACTTGGCCGCCATCCGTCCATTGGCCGCTGAGTGGCATCGCAGTCCTGCAGGACGGGCGTGGCATCGCGCTCACGCTGTGGCCGTCTGGAAGAACTGGACGCCCATCCAGAAGCAGTGCGATGTCTGCGGCGTTCTCTACGAGGACATCACCCGTCGAGCGTCCAGCCGGTTCTGTTCCAATAACTGCAAGTCTCAGTGGAGACGCCAGAGCGGCGTGGATCTCATCGACCGCCTCTGCGCTGTGTGTGGCGGCACCTTCCGCGTCAGCAAGTACGATCACACCCGCCGCGCCTGTTCGCGTCCCTGTGCTGGTCGTCTCATCTCCGCAACCAAACGAGCGAAGACAGCCGGTCTATAACCTCACCGTGGACGGTGGGCAGTACGTCGCCAACGGTATTCTCGTCAGCAACTGTGATGCCCTCAGGTATCTCCTGATGGGCGGTCTGCGACCAGGCGTGGCCCAGCGTGACGTGCCAGAAGTGGTGCCACTGAGTAGCCGGTGGTGGCGCAAGTATTATGGCGATGACGTTTCCACCGGGATCCTCCGCACCTGACCCTGTCGGCGCCGATCCCTCCGGCGTTCCACCCGAACTGCAACACGCCGTGGCCCCAGAAGAGCCGTTAGCGCGGCCGGATATTCTGCCGCTGTCCGAAGAAGACTTGACGTTCTGGAGAGCGGAGATTGACCGCTCGGTGAAACTCCGCGACGGCGTCATCTCCGCCTGGGGCGTGACCGACAACCTCGAGCGGTACACGCCAAAGTCCGTGATGAGCGGCTCGAAGATGAGCGGCCAGGTCAACGTCGGCAAAGACTTCAGCGACGTCGAGCGCAAGAAAGCCGCGCTCTTCTACGACACGCCCGATATTGCGATGGTCCCGGATCCCGGCACGGATGGCTCCGTGCTGCAACTGCATCAGGAAGTCCTCAATAGCTTACTTGGCCCCAAGCGCATGGACGCCAAGGCCACGGTCTTGCCGACGATTCTCGATTGCCTCGTCGCCATTCAACCGTGCCCGACCGAGATTGGCTACAACGCCGTCACGGTGGACATGCCGGAGACGCAACCGGGACCCCCGACGCCCGATCCGCAAACCGGCCAGCCCGTGCCAGGGGCGCCGATACCAACCGGCAAGATGGTGCCCGTGCCGGTGTGGGAGGAATTCTTCTGGCGCCGGATCTCGCCCAAAGCGATTCTGCTCCCGGTCACGCTCAAGGACACCCGCTACGACGAAGCCGTGTGGATCGGCTTCCAGTGGCGCAAGCCGCTCTCCACCGTGAAGCAGCAGTATCAGCTGCCCGAAGAGTGGACGGGTGGCAACGATAGCGTCCTCGACAAACCGCACTTTGAACCGCTGGTGGATCCCGGTGACGAAGGCGAACCGATGGTGGCCGGCGTCAAGCTCTGGTATCGCGCCTCCCTCCGCGATCCCAACATCACGCATCCGCAAGTGATTCGCGTGTTGGAGCTGATTGACGGCCTCCCCGATCCGGTGGTGCATCAAAACGTGCCCTACCAGGAAGTCGGGAAGGATGGACGCCTGACGCCCAACTCGATGATCGGGTTGCCGTGTCATCCCTTGGCGCTCCGCGACCTGACCGATTCACCCTTTGTCGCGAGTGACTGCACCCTGACCGGGGCGTTGACGCGGGAGTTGAATACCTTCCGCACCCAGATCATCGAACGGCGCGATGCGTCCAAGCTGCATCTGCTGTTCGACAGTTCGAAGGTCAACCAGGAAGTGCGCGACAAGATCGAGAACGGCAGTGCGCCGAAGATGATTCCGGTGGAAGCCGGTGCCCTCGAGGGTGGCGCCGACGCGATCATGCAGCAAGTCCCCGGCATCGTGCTCGGCCGCGAGAACTACATGGGCCAGGACGTCATCGAGCGCGACCGCGATGGCATCTTGGGCATGAACCAGAATTCCACCAACCCTCGCGGCGAAGGCGGCAAGACCGCCACGGAAGTGAAGACCGTCCAGCGCAACACCGATGCGCGGTTTGAGCAGGAGCGCCAGCGCGTCCTGCAGTGGTGGTTGACCGGCGTCCAGAAGGTGAGCGCCCTGGTGCTCCGCTACGGGGACCGCATCGCCGTCGAGATTCTCGGTCCCCAGCGCGGCCAGGCGTGGGTGCAGGCGAGAGATAAAGGCCAGTTCACGCGCTTCGCGTTTGAAATCGTGATCGACTCCGGCACCTTCGTGGACATCGAAGAGCGCAAGCGTCAGGACATCCAGTTGTACAACCTGACGGCGAAGGATCCGACGCTCAACCGTTCGACCTTGCAGGCGCGAATCGCCACGGACTTCGGCATTGACCCCGCGCAGTGGATCGTCACCAAACCGCCAGAGCATCATCCCGATCCGCCGACGATTTCTATTAGCGTCAAGCCGGAGGATCTCGATCCGGCGTTGCCCAGTTACGTCGGCACCTTCGCGATTCTCAGTGCCGGCGGGGTGAAGGGACTTCCGCCGCCTCAGCCAGTGGCCGTGGCCCCGCCCCCGCCGACACCGGGATTGTTGCCGCATCAAGGCACCCCGTCGCCCGTGCCGCGACTCGACCAGCATCAACTCGATCAGACCGGCCAGCCGCCGGGACAAAGGCCGATGTGATCTGCGACGAGTGCGGCGAGACGCTTGAAATTGGGGCATGGCCGTGGTGCCCCCATACCCGTGGCGTGAATACCGTCGTGGCCGACGATATTCCAGGTGGGAAGATCTTCGAAAACGGATTTGATGAACCGACACGGTTTGATAGCCACTCCGCGCATCGCCGTGCGTTAGCCGAACGCGGTCTTGAAATCAGGGCGAAGAATGCCGGACCAGAAGATCGCCAGTGTCCTCGGTGGGATAGCGTCGATCTGGACGGCGCCGCCCAGTTGGTGCGGCGTGGTCTGCAAGCGCGACAGCAGAAGCGCGAAGCCCCGATTCCCATCACCGTGCGCGAGATCGGCACCTTCACGGCGAAAGACTTTGCATGATCCTCAACACCCACGGACGCACCAAACAGCGGCACGTCCTGACCGGCGCCCAGATCGCCGCCATCCTCGGCCTCGAGGAACTGGTCAAGGCCACGGGCCTGGTCATCGTCTGTCCGCATTGCACGGCGGAAGGCGACCCGTTCGTGGACACCGACAACGATCCGCAGGCCGCCGAATGGCGGATCGACTGCGGGTGCCGTGAACGCCGCATCCTGGCGAAGAACGTCACGCGCCCGATGGATGCCGACGGCGACCTCATCGCCCAGGCCAACGAGATCCTGAAACCCGTGTCGCTGACCCTCCGCTGTCCGCAGAAGAAATGTCTGAATCACCCGCTCGAGATCGAACGCACCCCGACCACGACCATCGTGCGGTGCCGGTGCGCGAAGACCACACTCCACCCGCCCAACCTGCGCGTCCACTGATCTGCCAGTGCGGCGTTCCGGTGGTTCCGCTGACCAAGCCCAGCGGCGGGGTCATTTGTGGTGCCTGTGGATCGCCCGTGCCCGTCATCGTGCCTGTCAAGCCGCGTTTCTAAACTGACGCGGTGACGCTGGCGGGGCGCGAGAGTCTCCGCAAAGGAACCTTCAGGTGGATGTATCAGGCGGCGGCGGAGCTACGGGCGAGAGCGGGTCCACCGGATCCTCGACACCAGCGGCCCCACCCCCGACAGCGACACCCGACAGTCCTTCGACATCGACATCGACGCAGACGGTCGAGAGGCCGCAATCATTTCGCGATGCGTTTGTTGCGGTGGGAGAGACGACCACTCCCGATCCCGGCAAGGCCGCCCCAGTCACTGGTGAACAGCCGCCTGACGCGACAGTCCAGGCACCAGGGAGTGAGACGCCGCCGGCAACGGCAGTCCCTGACGCCAAAGGCCCGATTCCGTTCGACCGGCACGAAGCGATTCTCAAGAACACCCGTGCCAAGACCGAACAGGAAGTCGGCCAGCGGTTTCAGCAGCAGTACGGACCACACGTTGAGCTAGGCAGCCGAATTCAGCAAGACCCCGTCGGCACCGTGGTGCAACTGGTCAATGAACTGTCCAGCCATCCGCAGTACGCGACGGAAGTCATCTCCGCCTTGGCCCGAACACTCGGGGCACGGCGTGGGATGGCGGCAGCCGAAGAAGAACCGCAAGCCGACTTGGTCACCGCCGACGGGCAGACCCATGTGTATTCCGCTGAGCAACAAGCGAAGCGGGAACAGTGGCTGCAGCGCCAGTGGATGAAACAGTTGGACGAGCGGCTCTCCCCGCTGCAGCAACGCGAACAGGCGAGTCAAGAGCGCGAACGCTACGAGTACGCCGTCAAAGACGCGCATACCCGGATGGGCAAAGTGCTCGAGCCGTTTAAAGCGTTGCCTGAATTCAAGGAGAACCAAGCGGCCATTGCGGCCAAGACCTCTGCCTATATGGACGAAGGTCACGATCCGCAAACCGCCTTGGGCCTCGCGGTTGCCAACGTCCTACGTGATGTCGTCCTGCCGAATCGGACTGCCCAGAGTCGGAATGAGTTGGTGGCACAAGCTGTCGCGAAAGCGACAGGGAGTACCACCGTTCCCGGTCAGACCCCAGCGGCTCCCGCCAAGCGTCCGCAGTCGTTCGCGGAAGGCTTCGGGGGCATCAAGTTCTGACCCTCGCGAGGGTAGTCCATGCCGAATGTCACGCAAGAAGTGGCGGCCCAGTTCCAGAAGGTCGTCGGCGATAAGCCTGAAGACAATATTTTCAAAGAATTCTCCTTCTTGATGCTGCTCGAAAAGAACGGCGCGGCCCCCCTCACGGGCGGCCGGTCTGCGATTGGCAGCATCGAGTACGCCGTCAACACGACGGTCAAAGCCATCTCCGACACCGAGACGTTGGACGTGACTCGCGTCGATGTGTTTGACGAAGCCGAGTACACCTGGAAGCAGTACTCCGGCACCTTCACCATCTCGACGTATGAGGAAGCGATCAACCGGGGCGCGACCCAGAAGATCGATCTCCTCGCCGGCAAAGCGGAGAACCTCCGCTCCTCCATGCGCAACGCCGTCAACACCGACGCCTTCGGCAACGGCACCGGCACCAGCGGTAAGGTCATCGGGGGGTTGCAGTTGCTCGTCCCGGACGATCCGACCGCCGGCACCCGTGGCGGTATCTCGAATGTGACCTACACGTTCTGGAGAAGCCAGCAAGTCCTCGGCACCAAGGCTGCCACGGCCTACGACAACCTTCGGGCCGCGATGCGCTCGATCAACATCAAGTGCGCGACCGGCCAGGGCAACACGCATCCGACGCACTTTCTGACCGGCCCAAACACCGTCGCCGGCTACGAAGGCTTGCTCATTGCCAACGAGCGCATCGTCAGCAAAGAGAAGAGCCAGGCCAACGCCGGCTTCGATGACGACGCCTTCATGTTCAAGTCGGCGAAGGTCGTGTGGGACTTCGCGTGTGCCGACGCCAGGATGTATGCGCTTCGCTTCGGCCAGAACGGTCTGCGTCTCGCGTATCAGACCGGCCACTGGTTCAAGGCGTACGCCGCCGTCGATCCCGCGAATCAGTTGGTGGACATCGTCAAGGTGGAAACCATCTGCAACCTGGTGACGTTCAACCCACGCCATCTCGGCGTGATCACCGTTATCACCTAGGTAGCTGCCACGGTGGACGCATCGCGTCGGCGTCCACCGTGTTTTTGTGAAGGACGGATCTCATGAGTGGACTGACCAAAGAACAACGAGCGGCGATCCTGGACGATGCGGTCGAGGGCGGGGAGCCGATTGATCTGCCGGTGGATGACACCAAGAAACCCCCGCCCCCACCGACGCCGAAACCGCCGCTGACGGAACCGAAGGTCGTCCCGCCGCCGCCGGAGACGCCGCCTCCACCCGCCCCGGATCCGATGGCGTTCATCAAGATGCTCACCGACGCGATGACGGCGTCGAGCACCGTCGCGGCCCAAGCCGCGAGAAATCCGATCCCGGAAACCTATCTGCAGGGCGGCTACAACGAGAAGAGCGTCTATTCGAATCCCGAAGGCGACCTTGTCCGGCCCCGCGAGAAACTCAAGTGCCCGATCTGGATGGGCACCTATAGCGACACGGGCGAAACCAAACCGGCGATAGAAATTCTAGAGGACGTCTGTACGCCCGATGAGCGGCGGATGCTGAACCTCTTGACGCCTGGCTCGTTTAGGGTCGAGCGCAACGACGGCGTCAGCGCCCAGTGGAAAGTGGTGCTGCAGTCGGACGACCTCGGCACTCCGATCCGGCTCATCATCGCCCTGCCGGCGCGGTGGTTGACCAAAGAGCACCAGGCGATGAATCCCGGCCAGCCGAGTTTCCTCCGGCAGTTGACCCAGCCGGTGGCGTAGGCCCATGGCGATTGGTGACGGCCCGACGCGGCAGGAGTTGCTCAACCAGTTGGCGACTCGGTTGAACAAGAACCCGCCGCCGAACATGGATCCGGCGACCGAGATGCGGCTGGTGAGCTATCTCAACCAGCGGCAACGACGGTTGCTGACCATGCCGGGGTTGAAGCGTTTGCGCGATGCGACGATCACCTTTACGACCGTGCCGATGCAAGCCGACTACGGACTGCCGTCTCTCGCGAAAGTGTCGCGGATGTGGGATCCGCTCCAGGGCCGTGTCCTCTACGAGATGAGTCAGCAAGACTCGCGGCTGATGGCGCCCTCGGGCAATGTCAACGGGACGCCGGAAGCGTTTGTCTGGACGGGCCGTCAAGTTGTGGCGCAACAACCGTCGGCACCCACGGCGCTCTTCGTCCAGTCATCGAATGCCGCTGATACGGTGACGCTCGTCTATGTGGAAGGTGTGGTGGCGACCGGCGCGGCCCAGAGCGCCTCGATAGCCCTGAATGGCACCACGCCCACGAATATCGCGGCAGCAGTGTCCACCTGGACGCGGATTGACAAGTTCTATCTCGCCGCCCCGACGCTGGGAGGCGTCACACTCACGGCCGGCGCGGGAGGGGCGGTCCTCGCCGGCATTCCTGTAGGCCAAGTGACCTCGGTCTATAGCGGGTTCACGCTCTATCCCATTCCCTCAGCCGCGATCACCTATTCCGCCGACATCACGCGCCCGGTGACGGACCTGACGCATCCCACCGATCAGGCCGCGATTCCTGATGACTTCGCGGATGTCCTGGTGCTCGGCGCGTTGGCGGATGAATACCAGCACCTCGCCGATCCGCGCTGGTCAGCGGCGATGACCGAATACAAGGAACGTGAGAACCAACTGAAGTACTGGTTGGCCGAAACCGCGATTGGCCGCCCGTTTGGCCTCTCGAGAACATGGCAGCGTCCGTCGCAACTCGGATCGTTCTTCCCGTCTGGGACGTGAGATGCCCCAGAGCACCTGGGTTCTCGGCAGTGAGATTCACACCGGCCTGAGCGAACGCGGCAACGCCGTCATCGATCCCTCGCCCATCGCCGCGCTGAATGGATCGTGTGTCGGCAATCTCGTCTTGGAGATGCGCCAGGGGATGCTGGCCGACAACCTGACCGGGAGCGGCTTCACCGGCCCCGTGCTGTGGATGGGACGCTTCCTCACTAATCAAGGCGTCGAGGAAATTTGGGCAGCGGCCAATAACGGCGGCACCGCCGTCATGGCGCGGAAGGTCAACAACGTCTGGTCACCCGTCGCCTTCAGTGACACGCCGGTTGTCGCCAATCTCATTTACATGCAAGCGGTCGGGATGAACGGGAAGTATTTTCTCGCCTACGATTCCAACGTCAACCGCTTGCACGTCTGGGATGGCACGGTGGTGCGTCGGGTGGGCATCATCGGCGCGAATCCGCCCACCACGGCCCCGATGGCTGCCGGCGGGTTGAGCTTCACGCGCTTCTATCGCCAACGCAACGTCGTGCAAGTGAGCGGTGTCCTGACGCGCCGGTCGGAGTCGTCCTCGTCGGTGTCGCGCACGATTGCGTCCCTGCTTGGCATCACCATCACCAAAGGTGCGGCCTCGACCGAAGGCGAGACGCATTGGGAACTGGAAGCCGCTGACACCGCGAATGGCCCGTGGTATCTCATCGCGACCACCCCGATTGGCGCGGCCTCCGTGAACGACACCGCCGCCACGATTCCGACCACGACGCCGACGAAGGAACTTGGTGCCTACACGGTGCCGCCGTCCGCGAAATATCTCTCGACCGATGGCTTGAGCCTGATGATGGGCGGGGCGTGGGAAACCACGTTCCAACCAGGCGAGACGGTGCCCAAGCAGAACCGCGTGTGGTACACCCCGCCGCTCGGCTCCTCGGATATTGGGGATGACGAGCGCATCAGTGACACGCTCACGGTCGAAGGCTTCACCGATGTCGGCGATGCCGGCCCGATCACGGCGCTGCAGGGGCCGGTCTACGGCGAGACGATTGTCACCAAGAAGTCCACCGTCGCGAAGATGACCCCGACGGGGAATGTCGATGCGCCGTATGCGCTGTCGATTCTCACCAACGCCGTCGGGTGTGTCGATCAGCGGTTGATGAGCATGGGCGAAGTCGCCGGCCAACCGGCGATTCTCTTCGCTGACGCGAATGCCGTCTATGCCATGACGGCGTCGGGCGGCATCGCGTGTCTCTCGGAACCCATCGGCTCGGTGATGCGCGGGTTGACGGTGGTGAGCGATCCGGGCTTGCTCGTCTATGACCCACTGGAGCGGACACTGTTTCTCCAGACCGCGCACACGGTGCCGTCGATTGACGGCAGCTATCGCAACTTCATGTTCGATTGCTACAAGCGCCGCTGGGAAGGCTTTGCGCTCGGCGGGGCGACCGGCGGCTGGGTGCTTGGGCTGAGCAAGCTCGGCGTGGACACGATTCTTGGCGGCGGCGGCACGGAAATCTATAACGGGTGTTACGCGGAGCAGAACGGGGAACGGCGCTTGTATCTGTGTGGGGCCGACAAGAACGATCTCCCGACCATCTCCAGTCGCGGCGGCCAGGCGGTCATGGACATCGACCAGCCGTTTACGGCCTTGGTGCGGTACCGCAAGATGTTCAAGCCGGGGTTCAAGGCGACCGTGGGCTGTCCGACGGTCTACGTCCACAACCCGCAGGGCACGTCGCCGGGGACGCTGACCTTGACGGCGACCTACATCCGGGATTTCACCGAAGTGCGCTCCCAGAGTTACGTCGTGCCGCCAACGACCTTTGGCAGCCGCATCGACTTCGGCGTCCACACCTTCGAGGGCATCTCGTCCGCTGACGTGACGGTGCTGGATCTGGTGCTTGCGCTCCGCTACGAGGGGACACCGTACGAGTCACCCGTCACCCCGTCCGTGGCGTGTGTGGTGGTGCCGTTTACGCAGGGGGAGGCGTTGGCGCAGTGATTACGCTCCGACGCTTGGACTTGGTGCGCCAGGAATCTCCCGCGACAGCGGATGAACTGGCGAGTCTGCAGACGCAGTTGAATGCGTTGCCGTTTGTGCGGTTTGAACAAATCCAGCAGACGGTGGGACCGGCTGGCACCGCCGCCGTGTTACCGGCGAAACCGAGTGGCTATCTCGAGATTGTGATTCGCGGCACGTCCTACGTGTTGCCGTTTTACGCGAAGGGTTAACCGATGCCAGCCCCGTGGACCCCGCCGCGCACCTGGGTGGATGGCGAGACGCCAACCGGCGCTCAGTTCAACACCCAGTTCCGCGACAACCTGATTTATCTCAAGGAAAATCCGTCGTTCGACGGCAACGTCACGGCGGTGGGTGACGTGATCGCGGGTGATGACCTGATGGTGGCCGATGACGCCACGATCAGTGGCGATCTTCAGGTTGTCGGCAACACGCAACTCGACGGCAGCGCCATTCTCGGCAACGCGCCAGCGGACATCGTGCAAGTCAACGGCACGGTGAAAGGCGCTCCGCTGCAAACCTACACCGAGACGCGCACCAATCCGGCCATTGCGGCTGGCGCGTTGGCGCTCGATTGTGCGCTCGGGACGTATTTTCGTGTCGCGCTGAACGCGGCGATTACCGCACTGACGTTTACGAATCTCCCGGCGGCGGGGCGTGTCCTTGGGATCACGTTGCTGTTCACCGCCGATGGCACGGTGAGAGCGATTACGTGGCCGGCATCCGTGAAGTGGCCGAGTGGTGTCGCCCCAACGATGAGCGGGGCCAGCGGCAAGCAAGACGTCATCACGCTGATTACCGACGACGGGGGCGTGACGTGGCTCGGGGTGATCGTCGGGCAGTTGTACTGAGATGCCGCTGGCGAAAGCGTATCGGCATCGCCCGACTGGCATCCCGGTGCAGTACCTGATTTGCGGCGGCGGGGGCGGGGGCGGACACAGCATCGGGAGTGGACGGTGCGCGGGTGGCGGTGGTGGTGGGCAAGTTGTCACAGGTGCTCAGACGCTCACGTCGCTCACCGCGTATCCCGTGGTGGTCGGGATCGGTGGTCGTGCGGCGAATCCGCCGGTCGATCTGACGAATCAGGGATTACCAGGCGGCAACTCGACGTTTCTGGGACTACAGGGTGGTGGCGGGGGCGGGGGCGGCGGCGGGACGGGCGAAGGACAGCCGGATCACAACGGCGGGTTTGGCCCTCCCGGATCAAGCGGTCCCGGCGGCGGCGGTGGCACACCGGACGGCGCTGGCGCGAACGGTGGTGCGAATGCGAATGGCACGAATGACGTGGCCGGCGGCGGGGGCGGCGATGGGTTTGGTGCGACGGCGCCGAACGGCGCGAACGGCATTGTGAGCAGCATCACGGGGACCGCGACTCCGTACGGATCAGGCGGTGGCGGCGGCACGAACCTCGGCACCGTGCAAGGCGGCACGGGTGGTAACGGTGGGGCGGGTGGAACCGGGGCAGGACAGTTTGGCAGCGCGTTAGCACCGACGGCCTTTGGCGGCGGGGGCGGGGGTGGCAGCCAGAACGGCAACGAGTCAGCGGGACGACAAGGCGTCGTCATCGTCAGCTACGACGGGCTGACCGTGCGAGGCAGCGGCGGCGTCATCACGCAAGCAGTGGGACGCACGATTCATACGTTCACCGGCAACGGGACGTTCACGACGATCTGAGGAGTTATGGCAACACCGCAAGACGACGACCTCGACAAAAAGGCGCTGATGGATCAACTTGATCCGACTCGGGGGAGTGGAGCGCCCACGTCCACCACGATGCCGGTACCGGATCCGACGAAACCGGCGCAGTTACCAGCGGAGGCGGCAGCTCCGGCCACGCCAGCGCGAACGCCGACGCAAGCCTCCGTGTTCCAAGGCTTCACGCCGAAGTACGCGATGGAAGGCTTTGACTTCAATCGCGAACAGAACACCGGCAAGAGCGCGAAGGATGCGTTTGCGTATCTCAGCCAGCAAGCCCCGCCGCCGCCGATCAACGACAAGGCCGCGCTCGGGAAATGGGCCGAGCAATACATCGTCCCCGGTATGAAGGATCTCGGCCACGACGTGAGCAACGTCCAAGGCGACAAGTTCCATCTCAAGAATTGGCAGGGCGATTTCGACGTGGATTACGGACGTGGGGCCGGCGCGGAAGGCGGGGCACTCGCCTGGCAAGTCGATGACCCGACCGCGAAGTTGTCGAACGCGGCCTACACGCCGAAGGCGAATCCGGCGATGAATCCGGCGTTAATGGCGGCGATTAGTGGGGGCCAGCAAGGCACATCTCCACAAGATCAACTCCAGCAGCAAGTCGCGGCTCTCGCGGCTGGCGAAACGGCGCCGATGGATCAGGAAGCGTTGCTGAAGCAACTGCAGGCGTAACCCATGGCGGATAAGACATACGACGCTGACTTCTACGAAATCGATCAAGCCGGGAATCGCACGACCGGCGAGAAAGATTGGGGCGCGTGGAATAACGCGCAAGCGCCCCAGGGCGGTACCTCGACGGACACGGGGCCAGACCCATGGTCCGGCTCGTCCGTCGCGCCGACACCAACAGTGCCTGATGCGTCGTTTGCCCCGCTCAAGTCGAACGTGATGAACACGCTGAACACCGACGTGCAAAACACGGGCGTCGTGAATCAGCAGGATCCGGCGTACCAGCAGCAGGTGCAATCGAATCAACTACAGACCAATCTTGCGGCAGATCGCGCTCGAGCCGCAATGGCCCAGCGTCGAGCGGCGACGGGCACCGGCACCAGTGGCGCCGTCGATACTGATGCCAACAAGGTGCTCGAGCAACAGGCGTTTCAGGACAAGACGTTCGAAGGGAACCTGCTCGATAAGTTCCGGCAACAGAACCTCGATCAGAAAGCCCGGGCGCTGACGCTCGGCTCGGGGATGTTGACCGCAGAGCAGGAGCGTCAGTTGCGCGGGGAACTGACTCGCGAAGGCTACGACGTGCAGCGGGATCTCTCCGCTGACCAATTGAATTACCAGCGTGATGCGCTCGGCCAGCAGCTGGCGCTCTCGCAAGCCGGATTGGATCAGCAAGCCATGATGGCCTTGCTGGGAGGCTGATATGCCACTACCAGCATTGTTAATGCCGTTGCTCTCAGCGATTCCGAGTGTCGCGAAAATTTTCGGCGGTGGGGCGAAGGGGGCCGCTGATGAGCGGACGCTGAAGAACCAGTTCACGACCGGCCAGAACACCGCCGAAACAGCACGGTACGGCACGGCGCAAAACGCGCTGATGCAGTCCCTCCTGGCGCGTGGACAAGAAGACACCAGTCGCTATGGGACCAAGCAGGGCGCGACGACCGGCGCGATGCAGGGACTGCAGGGGGCGACCTCACGGGCGCTCGAGGCGCAGAGCGGCGAGGGCCTGGAACGCGCCAAGCTCGGGATGGCCGCGCCGTCGATTCAGGCGAAGCAATCGATCCTCGGTAGTTTGATGAAGAACATGCAGCCGCATGAGTTTCAATCAGCGCCACGGCAGCAGGGCCATCTCACCCAAGTGCGCGGCGGGATGAGTGCGGCGAATCTCGATCCCGGCACCCGTGCTCTCGGCGGCAAGATGATCGAAGCCGCGCTGAAGGATCCGAATGCGAACATCCCCGGGGCCACGGACTTCATGGGTGGGATTCAGGATTGGAAGTCCACCATCCTCGATCAGCCTGCGGCGACCGACTACTCCAAGGGACTCATGAAACCGCCGGACCTGAAAGGCTACGAGAACGCCGGCAAGGGCGAATCGGGCATGAGCCTCGCCAGCATCATCGGCGGCATTGGCGGCGAACTCCTGCCGGCCTTGTTGGCGGGTCGAGGTGGCGGCGGCAAAGAGCCGATCACGTTGAGCAACCAGATGCCTACGCCCTATAGCGGCGGCGATGCCTCCGGCACGATGTCGAATTTCCAACTGCCGGTCGGGCGTCTCGATGACCTGACGGATTACGCCGGGACACGCTGATGCCCTTCTCCATTTCCGGTCGCATCGCGGAGGGCATGGACGACGCGCTGGCCCAGGTGCTGGACCGTCGCCTCAAGGAAGCCACGCGCCAGCAGGTTGAACGGCAGAATGCTGCCGAGAACCTGATGCGCCAGCAGGGGCTGGAACTGCAGAAACAGGGGTTGGAGCAATCGGCCGCGAATCAGGGATTGGCGCAGAAGCGATTCGACCTGGAGGATCTGCGCTACCGCGACAAGCAGACCGAAGAGGCCACCAACCGCAATCGCGCCTCGGACATGGCGGGTGTGCTGACGATGGGCGGCGGTCCCGACATGCCTGGCGGCGGGATGAAGCCCGAAGATCAGATACGCGAAATCTCGGGACTCGCGCTGAAGAGTGGCGCGGATCCGCTGAAGGTGATCGCAAACCTGCAGCCGGCGAAACCCAACCAGCAGTCCTATACCTACACCGATCCCAAGACACAACAACAGGAATTGCGGTTCTTCGACAAGAACCAGCCCCAGACCGGATTGGACCTGGGCAAGCATGTCCCACAGCGAGAACCTCAGGAGCCGGGAATTCAACTCACGCCGGCTGGCTTGGATGTCGCCGCCCTGACCTACTTCAAGACCGGCCAGATGCCGACGCTCGGCATGGGTGACCGGGGCAACCGGCAAGCCATCATTAATCGTGCGGCGACATTGACGCCAGCCGACAGGACGCGCATCGAGGGCATGGCCGACATCGCCAGCAACAAGCAGGACTTCGCGGCGAATACGAAGTCCCTGGGTGCTCTGCAGCAGCAACGTGACTCCATCGGGGCGTTTGAACAGACCGCATTGAAGAACATCGACGTGTTCCTCGATCAAGCTGGCAAGGTGGTGGATACCGGATCGCCGCTGGCGAACACGCTGGCGCGTGAGTTCTCTGGCACCGTGCTGGGCGACAAGAACGTGGCGGCCTACAAGGCCGCTCGTCAAGTGGCGATCAATGAAATTGCCAAGATCACCAGCAATCCGACCCTGGCCGGTCAGTTGTCAGACACGGCGCGGCAGGAAGTGGCCGAGTTCAATCCGAAGAACGCCACGGTGGCCCAGACCGTCAACGTGATGCGTCTCCTGAAAACGGAAATGGGCAACCGCGTCTCGTCGCTGGATAACCAGATTGGTGAAATCAAGAAGCGCGGCAAGACGGCACCGCCGGCTGGTGGTGTCACCGACGATATTGATGCGGAGATCGAGGCGATTCGGGCGGCTCGGGCGGCGAAAAAGCCAGGAGACTAGGTCATGGCACAAGACCAACCAATCTCTGACGCCGCACTTCTGCGGTTGCTCGATAGCGGCGGGGATGTGTCCTTCTTGTCTCCCGCCGAAAAGCAACGGATGGTGACACTGGGGAAGGCATCGGCCCCCGCACCCGCTGATAAGGGTGGCCCTCCATCGCCGTCCGTGATGGACGAGCGCAACATTGTGGACCGCGCCGTGGACTATCTCCCCGCCGCGTTGAGTACGGGGATGGGTTACCTCGGCGGCAGTAAGCGCACCCTCCCCGGTATGGGGTTAGCGGGATTGGGTGCGGCTGGTGGCGAAGGGGGGCGGCAAGTCATCCGGGCGTTGCAGGGGCGCTGGAACGAGGTGCCTGAGACGGTGGGAGGGCGAGTAGCGCGGATGGGTGAGGCTGGTGCCGTGGGTGCGTTAACGGAGGGCGCGAATCGCGGCCTCGTTGCGGGGCTTCAGCGCATCGCTCCCGTGTTCACGCGGTCAGCCTTCGGAGCGCAGACGCCTGTGCGAAAGGCGTTCCCAGACGTGAACTTGGAACAGGCCGCGCTTGAAGCACGGGCGATTCCCGGCAACCCTCGGTCACTAGCGCGTGTGCAACAAGCGGGTGAGCAGGGCGCAGCGTCCCTTCGTAATGACCTGAAAGTCGCGGACATCGCCTCTGGCAATGCGCCTGTGGCCACCCATGCCGATGCCGTCTCGGTGTTGCGTCAACGTGCGCCTGATGCGCGGATGGCGGCGCGTGGTGGTGCGCCAGCCGAATTGAACGCCGTGAAGGAGGGTCTGCGAAGTGTGCAGCCCATGCGGACGCGGCCTCTCAACGCCGAAGAAACCTTTGTCGCCAAACAGGGTCACCAATTTGCTGGCGCTGCCGCGCAACGGGCGCAAGCCGGTGCTCAAGCGGAAGCTGGATCGGAAGTGAGCAGTGACCTCGCGCAGGGTCTTGTCGGTGCGCTGAGAACCAAGCATCCTGAGATTGCCGCGAAGTTGTTGAAGCAGCAGGAGTCAATGGCGCTCACACGGGCGATGGAGAACGCACAACCGCGCACCCCGCTGCTCCGTACCATTATGGGCAACACGGCCGGGGTGGGTGCGGGTGCGATGACCTATGGGGCCACGCATGACCCGATGACGGCGTTGGCGGCAGCGGCGGCGGTCCCAGCCGCCACGCATCTACTCACCTCACCGGGATCGTTGGCGCGGTTG